ATAATTTAACAAAAATCAAACTTTTTGTATATTGTAATACGAGAACCTAAATGAAGCGTCTGCAGTGATGATGTTCTCAGCACTATCCATCGTACTGAACTGAATAGTAGATAAGCTAGTTGGGAACAGATCTTTGAACAATATTCTATAGCTTGGGTTATTTTTGTTTGTGAATATTGATAGAGTCGCATCAGTGTACTGGGGTGGTATCTTGGCGGAAACTCTAGAAGAAAACTTAGATAAGTCTTTGTACTCGTCGAAGTCAACTGGGAATGTCATAGCCCGAATCCAGTTATGTATTTCAATCCAGTCTTGCAGATCCTCGTCGATGAGGAATGTTATGTTGAACGTGTCATAGTATAACTTTTCACCAGGAACATACAAATCAACAAATGGCGTATTTCTTGGAACTTCATTCAAGTTGACGCCTGGGATGTTTGCAGTTTGACAAAAATATGTTGCACCCTTGAGCCTATCAAAACTCAATCTAAACTTGGTAGATTGTAGCAAGTCTTTATTTGTTGGATTTCTTGAGAGCGCAGTCATGGTAGAGTCTCCTTCTTACAAGTATATAGTCGTAAAAAATGGGGGAGCCGAAGCTCCCCCAAGTTCACACTATTGTTATAGTTATTATTTTATTCAGCGATCAATTAACCAACTAGGTTAAGGACGCGGAACTTGCGATAGTACACATTTCTACCGTCTAGCAGAGCGCCAGCGTCGGTATTTGCACCACCAGCGAATGGGTTAGCAACTAGACCATAACGGGTCTTGAAGCCAATCTTAGGCTGGAAGGTGTCTGGGTTAATCGCACGCACCATCTGTAGAGGAACATATGGGCAATAGAACAGACCAGCGTCATAAGGAGTTGCACCCTTATAGCCGACAATAACATAATCCGAACCCGTTACCGAGTATGGATCAACATAGACCTTGATGCGTCCGAACAGCGTACCAGCGAAGGTATTGCCCGTATCGTCAACAGTCAGGTTCGTGTTGTTTGTTAGAGCCGAGTTGTAGTCCAGAAGACCAGTCATTGCCAGAGCCGATGCTACGTCTGTCGAGACGATCAGCATGTTGCCCTTGCCGCGACGGGTGTCCTTGGCGATCTTGTTGCTAGCACGCTCGATCGCGAATAGCAGACCCTTGAACTTCTCAACCGCCCAGCGGCCAGAGGTATCAGTGTTGCTGTTCAAATTGAACGCTGCTGTCGATACATCAGTATAACCAACATTGGCGATACCGTAGATCGTACGAACAACTTCACGATTGATTTCAGCAAGAATTTCTGTCGAAAGAATATTCGTCAGTTCTGCTTCGGCGTCTAGACCATGAATTGCCTTCAGGTCCTGTGCCAGTTCAAGCGTATACTCAGCCTTCAGAGCACGAGTCTTAGCAACAACCGATACACGCTCAATGTTGAATCCCATTTGACCGAACGCTGTTCCGCCACCTAGATCTTCAGCAGTAGATGTGCCAAATCCAGTTCCTGTATTGGCCATTCCCATGGCAGCAACGTTCTGGCTCAGGCTGCTGATTGCATTAGCAACTGTACCATTTCCGTTCGTACCAGCGAATACCGTGTTGGCTTCGTTGTACAGAGCTTCATCTGTTAGAGCAGTCGACGAAGCATACTTCGAGCGCATTGCGAAGATCAGTCCCGTTGGGCCTGTCATTGGCTGCACGCCGCAAACGTCATATGCCATTAGGTTTGGTAGAGCGCGACGAACCAGTCCGATTAGGATTGGGTCAAAACCCTTGATGTTGGCTTCGCCGCCAACAACTGGCGACATTCCACCGCCAACTGCGTTAACTGGCGATGTTTCCCACAGGTTGCCATAAGCAGCTGCTTCTTCGCGCAGCGCCTTCTCTTGGTTCTCAAGAACCAGAGCAGTTACTGAACGACGATATGCATCGTTGATTCTTGGTAGTTCTGGGTGGTCCAGAACTGGTGCCCACTTTTGGGCATGTGTTTCTGATAGATACATTTAGATTACCTTCCTTATTAAATTACTTTGGTAATTGCTTGGTGATTGCGTTCACGTAGTAGTCCATAACGCTATTCGATCCCTTCGATTCTTCTGTCTCAACAACTACTTGAGGAGCAGCTGCCTTTGACGTCTTACCCGATGGGAAGTAGTTCTCGCGGATCACTGCGAGTTTCTCTGTATACTCACCTTCTGTGGTGAACTCAACACCCTCTGCGAGTGCCTTAATCTTCGCAACTTGCATTTCGGTCAAACCTTCGCAAGCCTTGCGTAGAATTTCTACTGCCTTGGACTCGTTTAGAGCCTTGGTCACTTCTGCCAACTTGGCAGCTTGTTCTTCTAGAGCTAGTTCAGCTGCAGCAACTTCTGCTGCCATTGCATCAACTAGATCAGCCTTATCTTCTGGCACTTCCATGTAGTGCTCAACGAACAGGTTCTTCAGGCCATCCATGAAGCTTTCTGAAATTTCTGAACGAATGCCAGTTTCAATGGCTAGTTCATTTTCTTCCATCCAGTTCTCGACGACATAGTTTAGATACTCGTCAACCTGATCCGACAGTTCTTCTTGAATCTCAGCAACTGTATTCTCAAGAATCTTCTCATGCTCTTCGACCATGTTATTAGCAATGGCTTCGACGCGAGCGCGAACAGCTGCTTCGAAAATCGTTGTTGCCTTGTTACGGAACTCTTCTGAAAGAGCTTCGCCGTTGAATAGTGCATCAACATCTTCCTTGCAAGAAGACATATTCTTAGCAACCATTTCCTTAACAGCAGCCTTACGAGCCTCGACGATTTGCTCGTCGGTCAGTTCAGTTTCTTCTGCCATCTTTGGATTTGCAAGAGTAGCACCTTTCTTAAGAGGAGCCTTAACACCCTTGTCAAGAGGAAGCTTTACACCAGTCATTCCTTGCTCATCTAGTTTCTCAGCTTCAGCAACTTCAGCAACTAGTTGCTCTAGTTCTTCTTCTGATAGAGAATTTAGATACTCTTCAACTTCTTCTTCAGTCAGTTCTTCTTCGGAGATGATTTCTTCATCTTCCTGAACTTCTTCCATAGCCTGTACCTTGGCTGACTTTGCGTCACCCTTTGGAGTTGGCTTTGGTGCTTCAGATGCACTAGCAGAAGCTTTCTTTCCAATTGCATCTGGGCCTGATGTTGGTGTTTGACCGCCAAGGTCTACTGGGTTAGCAGGACCCTTCTTCATTGGCTCTTTGTCCTTGCCGACTGTTGTGTTTAGAATATCAGCGGCAGATTCTAGTAACGAATTACTCATTTTGTTAAAACTCCTTGAGAGATATATTATTTATACAAATTATAGTTTTGACAAGAAATTCTCAAAGATTCTGAGAGAAACTTCTTCCAATTGCTTTTGTTTGGCATTCTTAATTTCATCGTACATCTCAACGATGTTGATTTCCTTAATCATGCCGTTATCCCAGACCCATTCCTTGCCTTCCATGATGCCTTGTACAAATGCACCTGGAGCCGAAGGATCTGCTACGATATCTGCCGCTGTAGCAAGATAATAATCGTCCTGTACCATGTTAACGCCATTCACTTCTTTTAGCGAACCCATTCCTCTGGACGATACACCTAGAGTAGCGCCACCTTCCATAAGGGACTTGGCAATTTTGCCCATTGGTGTTTCGAGGATCTTGGCCTTACCTACGAAAATATTTCCTTCTTGCTTCAAAGAAGTAATAAGGTGACTGACGCGGTCAAGGTTGATGCTTGGTGAATCAGGATGACCTAGTTCACCGAATGCTCTGTTCTTAGATACATATTCTTCATTGTATCTAGCAGCTTCTTTCTGGAGCACTTCTTTAGGATAGATGCGTCCATTGCGGTTCTTTGACTCACCTACTAGGAATGGACCTGTAATATACAGGCTCTTCACACCATTCTTTTCTTCGGTGACGTACTTAACTTCTTCGATGTGTTCTTTGATAAGTTTCATCTCTTATAGTCCCATTGCTTTTCTTTTGGCTAGAGAACGCTTTCTCTTAATTAGTGCACGCGCTGCAGTTGCTTTGCGCTTTAGTTTTGCCTTACGAGCGCCGATCTTACGATCTAGTCTCTCTTTAGAAGACATACGCTTTAGCTTGCCACCGCGCAGAGTGTATCCCTTTACATTGGATACTTTTTTGCGACGCTGTACCTTACCACCACGAATGCGAGCCTTGATTACCTTGACTCTTGCTTCCGAGACCATAATGTAATCTTTGAGAAGATTTAGCTTCTCAGAGAGTATTTCAGATATTCTTTGTTCTACATCAAGCATTTTGCGATCCTACTATTGGCTGACCGACATTAGTTGGTATGCCTGGGCCAGCATATGGAACTGTAAACACTAGGTTATACTTATCGTTCGTGTACAATGCAACATGGCTACCATCAGGAAAAATTCGAATTCCCTTTCTTCGAAGCACTAGCATAGGAGATGGGTAAACCTCATCTCCTAGTCTAGATATCTTTTCTCTGAGATGCTTGAACTTCATTGTGGCTTCAGTACTTTACGCTGAATTGAGTTGCCCAGCGAACCGATTCCACCAGCCTTTTCCAGATAGGAAGAAACTAGAGTTCTGTGACCAGGAGACAACTTGTTGATATCGCCAACTTTCTTATAGCGAGCAAGAGCTGCAAGAATCGGAGCCTTGTTCTTCTCTCCCATTGCAGATAGCTTGGCTGCGTCGGTCATATCTTCATCAATCTGCTCAGCCTCTTCTTTTCTGAGCATCTCACGACCTCTCTTCAGAGAATTCATTCCACTTTCTGCAGCGTTGGCGCCCATTTTGGCTGTTGGGTATCCAAGCTTTTTGGTTGCAGCATTCTTTTGGTACTTGTTCCAACGCTTGAGTGAAGTGTTCACCTTGGAGATTGCTTGAACTTCATCAATCTGCTCAGCTTCTTCGTTGGTCGCAGCAACTTTAGCTTTATCAGGTGAGTTCTTGTATTGACCTGGAAATGACTTGGCTGATGCTAAATTAATACCAGCGGCTCTCTTATCAGCCTTTTCAGTATTGCCTGAAGATTTAGCAGCTAAATGCGCACGAACTGCCGCGCTGCCATAACGACCAAGTAGATTTTTGCTGACTTCGTCAACCTGCTCGACTTCTTCTTTGGCAAAACGATCCATGAATGCCTTTTTATCTGCATCTCGTTGCTTTTTGCCGCCAGGATACTTCCCGCTGTACTTGTTAGATAATCCATCATCTTCTGAATGCTTATATCCATCCGAAGTAGGCTTCAGAAGTTTGGCTGTTTCTATATTTTTGTAGCGGCCAACTGGGTTGCCATCTTTGTCGTGTACAACAACTGCTTCATCCATGATGCCAGAAGCAAGTTCGACTCTGCGAACTTCTAGAGCATCTGCAATCTTTTCTGCCATAACAGCGTTGAACGACTCTACGATTGCGTCGGCATCGTCAACAACAATTGATTCTACTAATTCTTTTGACATCTAAATCTCCGAGTGCGTTAAACGCTTCTTTTATTTATACAGGTGGTTGTTGCTGTTGCATTTGTTGCTGAGCCATACCAGCTTGAGACTGCGCAATCTGAACTTGCGCAATTCTCATCATCTGATCTTGCTCTGAATTAATTTCTTTCTGCATAGTCTTAATTTCATCTTCGGTGAGATGAAGAACATTCTTGCGAACCCAGTTCATCGAATAGTACTGACCGATATAAGGAACAAGGCTATTCAACAGAGTGACGCGAGAAGTCATCAACTCGGCGTCTTTCAACTCAGCGAAGTTATTGTCTTCTAGGAAGTCATAGTGAATGTACTCTTTGAGTTCATCCCACTCATCAATAGAAGCAATACCCTTGAGTGACAGCTGACGCTTCATCAGTTCATCAAACAGTCCACTAAACTTGTTGCGAAGTCTTTCTGTAAATTTGCTAAACTTGAGTTCGTCTCTGGTGATCTCGTTAGAACGACCAAGGCTAAATCCCTGCTGTGGTTCTAATCTTGAAATAGGAACGTTGAGCGACTTATACAGCTTCTGCTCAAAATACTTGACGTCTGTCAGTTCGCCTAGATTCTGACCAGCTGGTAGAGTGGTGATCTCTGTAGACTTACCTTCGCCACGACGTGGAATCCAGAAGTCTTCGATCATGCTCATAAAGCGACGATCGTCTCGAACCTCACCAGTTCCTGAATCGTATGTAATCTTATTGCGGAACTTGGTCATAATATCACGTAGATATTGATCCGCCTTCAGCTTTGGCAGATTACCAACGTCGATGTAGAACACACGACGCTCTGGCGCTCTAGACAAACGATAGATAACAACTGCGTCTTCAATCATACGCAGCTGGTTGAGCGGCTTGATTGCCTTATGTAGATAAGACAATACCATATTTCTGGACACATCCATCAGACCAGAATTAATGTTAACCACAGCATCTTCAGCGATCTTAACAGCTGCATCAACTGGGCTGGACATAACCATAGTCCCACCAGCCGAAAGAGCCTTATCGTTGTAGATGTAGAATTCTTGAGTGCCCGTAACCATTTCTATACCAGTACGTGGGTCTTTTTGCTTTTGTACTGTACGAACCTTGCGAGTCTTACGAGGATCTAGATAGACTAGACCTGTAATACCACCACGAGGATTTTGTTCGTCAATCTGAACTTGATAGAATATACGACCATCAACATACCAGCGTCTAAAGATATCAGCTCCTGAGTTAGAGAAATCTAACATACGAAGAACGTTCTTAAATTCTTCGCGGATCATTTCTTTAATATTATCTGGCTGTTCTAGTTCATCAAGAACAATCTCAACAGACTTACCGTTCTCATCGTGCACAATGGCTTCGTTGACAATTTCGTCAACAGCCTGCTCAATTTCTGGTTGCATTGCCATAGTGCGATAACGAGAGATTAGCTCGTTCTCGTTCTTGAATGCAGTTTCTAGGTTGAGATATGTGCCATAATATCCACCTAGACTACTTGAATTGATGGTATAGGCACCATCATCAGTCTGTGGTGGAGCAATAGACGGAGACTCTTGAATCTCAGTCTGTTTGCGTACGATCTCGAAACCGAATAGATTTATTGCCATGCGAACTCCATATCAAAAGGAGGGAGGTTTTATCCTCCCTCCATACCAATTAATTAAGGTGCAGCTGCTGCTGTGTCAACTGATTCCCAGTACTGGTAGGTGAATGTTACTGAATATTCTTCAATAGTGTCATTCGAACCCCAGTCTAGGTCAATCGCTGCAATATCTGATGGCCATAGACCAACAAACAGATATTCCTTCAATAGCGATCCACTCTTACCATACTGCCAAACCTGAGCATCTGCACCATATCCACCGAAGTTGGTGTTAACAGCTGCAGAGTTGCGAAGGTTCTGAGTATTTTCGTTAATACCACGATGCCATGCTTCAAACGCATTACGCAGTACGAAATCCTCATCGTTCAGTATAGTTACGCTCCACTCAGCGAACGTTCTGTTACCAGCGACTTTGATCTGTCTGCCAAAGTATGGTACTTCAACTGTACCGATTGTTGAACCAGGCAATTGAGCGGTCTTTACCTTGAATCTAGCTTGACTGCCAGCCAATGCTCCCAGGGCAACAAACCCTGGGAACGTCAGGTTGACTTCAAATAGATTTGGTCGTGCGCCATCAAAGGCAAGATTTGTTCTAAATTCATCGACATTAAATGCCATTTCCGTTACTCCTTTACCTTATTTGTATTTATCAGAACTTACCAACGACTTCTTCGAAGGCAACACCAGTTCTAACAGCAACAAAATTCAACTGGATGTAATTGATGCTCTTTGCTGGCTTAATGTAGATATCACCAACAAACTCATTTCTGTCGATAACTTCTGGCGTATTATTTGTAGTGTCGCAAACAACACGATAGTCATAGATACCACGACGACCTTGAACAGTTCTTAGGAAAGGTTCAACTAGATTTACGAATTGAGCGCGAGTAAACTCGTCGTTAAACTCGAACAGGCTAGAACGCGATGCCTTTGAAATGGCCTTTTCTAGGACAATAAACAGACGACGAACATTAATTCTGTCGAACGCTGATGGGCGGCCAAGCATTGTCTTATCGCCGAACAGCATATTTCCTTCTCCTGGGAAGGAGACTACAGGATTGATGTCATTCTTGTAGAGTTCGTCACGATTAGCCTTTGTTGGAACATAGGCAAACTTAACGACATTCTTGATTTGACCTCTCGTCACACCTGCAGGCGAGAACCAAGGATCTCTGTCAGCATCTGTACGAGCGCATAGACCAGCGATATCGCCATTTAGTGGGACCCAACGATACACGTCGTTGTACTTGTCGTATTGATACTTCCAGTTACCATCCATAACCGCATAAGAAGAAGTCACGTTGTTTAGCGAATTCTTACGATAGGTGATGATATCTGAGGTTGGAGTCGCCGAAGTAATAAACGAACTCGATGGCGATACGAATGCTACGCAATCTTTTCTGACGCCAGCCAGGTTATTGATTACATCAAGCTTGACTGCAGCTGGGTGATCCGAAGTCATTACTAGAGAAATATCCACTAGTTCTGAATTCTTCAGCAGATCATATGCCGCAATCAAATCAGCACTGGTAACTGCAGCTGTAGATCCATATGACAACGAATATTCTGATCTAGTTGTTGCTAGGTCAGCGTATGGTGTCATTCCAGAAGATGCGTCCGTTCCCCACGACGTTCCTGTTGCAGGAGCTGTGTTTGGATGACCAGACCAGAATACATACTTGGACTTGCGGAACAGTACGTCCTTGTAGTAGATCGACTCGCCGTTTTCGTCTTTGGCGTTTGGAGCCTTAGACAAATTGTCATACTTCTCTAGGAGAGTGTTTGCAGTGCCAGTTATCTTACCATCTTCGTCCAGAACAACCAGATACATTTGATCGTTGGCTGTTGAAGAAAAGTTAGTAGCAATGTAATTTGACGTACCTGGAGCTTTATCAAAGTAAGACGAATATGCCCAGTTGCTAAAATTAGCAGCAGGAGTATTGGCCCACAAAGAAACCTTCAGAGAGCTTCCGAGTTCTCCGCCGCTGCGTGCCGCAAAAGATGTTAGCGATGTGCCTGAATAATAATTGTTCAGATAATCATCATCGTTCTTAATGAACGTGTTTTTTGCTGCAGCTAGAGTTGTGTTTCCAGTATTAGACGAGAACGCTGTGTTTCCGCTTACTGTATTTGCTGCTCTAACTATACGAATGTCGCCAGAATACGACAAGAAGTTAGCTGCAGTGAAGAAATCGTCGAACGTATTTGCGTCTGGTTTGCCGTATTGGTCAACCAACTCAATCTCATTCGTAATTTGACGAATTTCGTTTACAGGTCCCCACTGGAACTGGCCAGCTAGTGCTCCAGTTGCTGTTGACACTGCTGGAATAACTGTTGTCAGATCAATTTCTGATATAGCCACGCCTGGTGAAACTTGAAATGCCATTTTGAATACTCCTGTTATAGGATTCTAAAAAGTTAATCTATTTAGTTATTTACAATTTCCCATACCGAACCGTCTTCAATCAACATCTCATTACGAATTTCATCACCAGACAATGGTAATGGTAACATATCTTCTTCAATTAGTCTCATTTGATCCCTGTACAACTTATCTTTGATATTAGTATTACAGAGATCAGAGAAAAAGGGTTGATTTGTCATCCACGAAAATAGAACCAAACACATGACTAGGTCATCGTGTGATCCAACATCAGCTTCATAACTGTTATTCTTATTTATAAAAGTAGACAGTTCTGCGATAATGTCAAAGTCTTCTACGATAAGCTTGTAACTCTCAATCAGACTCTTCATCAAAGAACAGCCTAGACGCTTGGTAGACTTCGTTGTTCTGATTCCACGAACAGCCCTACCGCCACCTGCCCAAGTTAGAGTGATCTTTTTATTTTGCTCAGCAGTAGAAAGAATGTTTTCATATTCAAAGTCGTCGAATAGGCTGTCTGAGATCTGCTGACCGTTGTCGTTGATCTCTACCAGAATGTATGCGTCGTTGTAGTATCTGCCGATCTTGGCCACAATTGAAGGATAAACTACTGGTGAAATTTCATTGTCTTTGTACTTACAAACTATTTTGTATGGTATCTCGGTAACGTCAATGACCACAAAGGCAGAGTAGTCGAGACCCTTTCCTCTAGAGGTATCTACCGTGATCACATATTTGTGACCAGGAATCGGCTCTTGATGTATGGCCAGCCCATGTATTGTGTTCTGTACTTTAGGTAGCTTGAACGTCAGGCTCTTTAGCACCATACCAGAAATAAGCGTGCCGACAGATCCTTGGAACTCACATTCCATTTCCTGCAGATACTTCTCGTCACCTAGAACTCTCTGTTGTTCTTTGGCCCATTCTTCGGTTCTACCTGGCACCTGACGCCAGTTAGCCTCAATGGTCACGAAGCCATTCTTGTTCTCAACAGCCTCATTCCACATCTTATAGTAGTGGTTCATGCCATTAGGTGTTGATGAGATAAGAATCTTGGAACTAGTACCAGAAGTGATTGTTGGGTAAACTGAGGTGAAGAATTCTTCGGCGATGTTATTAGGAACGAACGCAAACTCGTCAAGATACAGAAGCGAGATGGAGAAACCACGAATCGCCGAGGAAGCTGTTGAGTCGGCCAGCACTCTAGAGTTGTTCTCTAGTTCAATGTCACCCTTATTCCAGGTTTTGACGCCTTGCTGAATCCAGTGAGGCAGTTCTTCGTATGCAATCTTGACGCGGGATAGAATTTCTCTGGCGGTCTTCGCCTTGTTAGCCAGAATAGCCACCAGCTTATCTTGGTTGAATAGGATATACCAAAGGATATAGCCAACAACCATTGTAGTCTTGCCGACCTGACGACCAGCCTTCACGATTACCTGACGGTTCTTGTTTATCTTGTGTAAAGCTTCTTGCTGGAAAGGATACAGCTTAATGTTCTGTAAGCCATGGTCAAGAGTAATAATCTTAACATATCGTTCGGCGAAATACGCAGGATCTTCAGAACACTTGACATACTCGTCAATCTGTTCCTGAGTCATGTTGAATGGAACTCCAACACGTTTGAGCTTTGGATTCCCCAAATATTTTTTTACTTGATCAGCTACTGCGTTCATTCTTAATCTTCTTCAACAACTCAGCAGTAGAACCAACAAACACAGCCTTATCAACAGTTACCTGAGTTGGTGCAGCCTGTTCCTTCGGCCCATCTAGTTCTCTCTTTTGCTTTTGTAGCACCATCAGCTTGTCTGTCATATCGCTGAGATTCTTGACAAGTGTGGCAGCAACTTCGTATGCTCTTGGGTGCTGCGACTCTTTAGCCACCTGAAGAATACCGTCTAATGCTTCGTTTCCTTTCTCGATTAGCTCATAGTGAGTCATGCGAGCATAGTCGAAGTCTTTATCAGCATCATTCTGAGTCATTACCTTGGCCACAGGTTTCTCAGCAAGTTCAGCTGGGATGTACTCTGTCTCTAGTATTTCGCTCAGGTTCTTATCAATTTCACTCATAAATTATGCTTAATACTCAGTAATGATAGTAGAGAATCCATACGCAGAGTTTGCATTTGCTGTGTTTGGAGAAGGTTCAGTCTCTATGGTTACGACTAAATTGTTATTCGCGCCATACGACATAACATTGTAACTGGTGTTTGAGACCGCGCCGATTAGGTAGGTGTTTGTGCTAAAACTACCTTGTGAGTCGTAAAGAACTATAGTCTCTGTCGATCTACTCCAAGCTCTCACATAGCCATATGCTGTAGCTTCATATAAAGATGGTCCTTGATACACCAACTCATCTATTAGATAGTTTTGATTGCCGATAGACCAAAACTCTATTGTTTTTTGAGGATTACTATCTAATGCACTATTATATATGTTGGATATTGACTTACGAATTATGTCTGATTGGTCTATAGGTCCAAATATGTATGCTTTGACAGTAAAGTTCAATGTCCAAACTAGAGTTCTTGTTGACTCTTGGTCACCCTCGTAGGAATCATCATAGCTGATGCTGTTGAACACAATAGGAACGTCAAGCTTTAGATTGTCCAGAGAAAGAAAATCTATGGTAACTGAATAGTCTGGATTGAAGAATGGTAGAATCTGCTCAACTATTTGCATTCCATCTTCAGTATTTCTGACAAATATATGAAGATTGAAGTCAAAGTTATATGGCGTCATCTTAACTCGTTTGAGAGAAGATCCATTTGATCCATTAGCGAAGGTATCAATCTGAGAAGATATCTTTCTTAGCGGATCATAACTCAGCCCAGTCATCTCAAACGCCATGCGAGGCAAAACAATCTGAACTTCTTTGGTTAGATTGACGTCTTGAGTGATGCGCTTGTAGAACTTTTCCTTTGACGCATACATCAGAGGAACTGTTATTCTTTCTATCTCAATAGAGCCAGTGTTATCGTATCTAACCATCTTGAGGTTATTGAATACGTTGCCGAAAGCTATCACCAACTTTCTTACTGTTCTGTGGTAGAATTGTTTATTAGATAACATTATGGCTCACCGAAAGGATTAGATTCCGTGAAATCTAGGATTGAATCGCCTTCAGTCTCGAAGAATACGTTCTCTGCAGCAGCATTAATAGTAGCGTCTTGCTGACCATCGTATGCATCTAGCTCATAAGAAGCACCAGTAGAAACTCCGATTATGTTGTTTCCAACAACAAAGTTTCCTTTAATATTTCTCAGGCGCAGAGTTGTAGTTGGCCTGTCGAATGACGCAACAATAGCACGCGCTGTGGCGCTGTTTAGATTTGCGCCTTGGTAAACTATCTCATGTTTCTCATAGGAAACCGCCTGACCATCGTCTAGTAGCTCGTAGTTGACAGATTGCGCCAGTCTATCAGCCAAGTCGTCAATAATTTCAATACCAGTATCCAATAGCTCTCCATTATACTTGAGTGTTTCTAACGAAAGAACATACATATATGGATTTATTGAATCTCGACCAAGCTGGAAGAAGTTACGTTCTTCTTCAACGAATCTGATCTCCATCAGTTTATACTGGACTGGGAGATATATTAAGTCGCCTTCTTTGGGCACATTTCTCAGGCTGTGTGGTATAATTCTCTCGAACGTTCTGCGAGCCATTGCTAGTTTAGCCGACTCGTCAATCTGTAGTCCGAACTTTGAGAAGAATTCTTTGTTACCACCGTAATCTTGGAACGTCTCAAGGTACATATCAATCTTATACGCTCTGTCGTAATATTTGACAGGATCATCTCCGAACAGCGTATCTAGTTCGTCGCGAGATGTTCTTGGTAAATAGTAGACATCAATTCCGTGATTACGAATTGATTCAATGATCAAATCTTCAACTAGAAACTGTTCTCTAGTTGCGTTCTGATTATTAAAGTACACTGACGTTGGCATTATCCAACCTCAAACATTGATGGTTCCTCGAACTCATCACGCAGCTTAATTTCTAATCTCGCGATCTCAGTCGAAGCTTCATCATATATCTGCTGACCGTTAACAACTATACCACCAGGAAGCGTGTAGTTGCCATACTTCTTCATGTTCTCGCCCCACTGACGCTTGATCAGCTGAGTAGTATATTCCTTGAGCCAAGAATCATTGTAGACTCTGGTGTACGTGTCTGGGTCTAGATACTTCCATGCCTCAATTATGATGAACGTCCCAGCTGGCACTTCTGGTGCTGACCAGTTCATATCAATGTATAAACGATCCATCTTTCTGTTGAAGCGAATAGGATTCTCACCAACCAGAATCATCTCAAGCATACGAATGTGGCTG